CTAGCCGCGCGCGCCCAGCGCCGTCGCCCGCGCCAGCATCCGTGCGATCTGCGTCTCTGACCGCAGCAACCCCTCGGCCCCGCCGTCCACCGTGACGTTGACCGTCACTCCGGTCGGGCCGCCCAACGGCTCGATCATCCCCGCGCCCGACGGACGGAACACCTCCGGCCCGCGCTCGCCGACCAGATAGGCGCCCCCGCCCATCACCGGCCCGCCGTCCGCCCGCGCCCCGCCGAAACCGCCCAGCGCCGCCGCTATCGCCCCCGCCAGCCCGCCCCCGCCGCGCGCGCCCGCCGCCGCATTGACCGCGTTCAGCACCGCCCGCGCCAGTTCGGCCAGCGTCACCTCTCCATCCGCCGCCGCCCGCGTCAGCGACCGCGTCAGGCTGGCCCCCGCGCGTCCGAAGGCGTCCTCGATCGAGGCCGCCGCCCGCTCCGCCGGCTCTTTCAGCGCCTCCAGCGCCGCCGCGGCCTCCGCCGCCTTCACCGGCACGGCGTCGATCCCGTCCGGTCTGAAACCATCAGTCATCCGGCCACCTCTCCTGCATCCGCTCCAGTTCGCCGCGCCCCAGCGGCGCGGCCTGAGCCGGCGCCGCCGTCAGCATCCGCCATTCCTTCAGCGACAGCCGCCAGAAGCCCTCCGGCCCCACGCCCATCCGCGCCGCCGCCTGCATCATCTCCGCCCATTGACGGTCATGGGGCGTCATCAGGCCGCCGCCGCAAAAGCCTTCGCCACCGCCTCCGCCGCCTCACGCGGATCGACCGGCGCTGTCGCCAGCCCCTCCGCCAACACCGCCTCGCCCCCGCCGCGGAGCAAGGCCGCCAGCACCACCATCAGATCGCGCGCCGACAGCGCCTTCATCCGCTCGGCCAGCGCCGCCATCCCGGCGACGCCCAGCCCGGTCTCGATCTCGGCCAGCGCCCCCAGCGTCAGACACAGCTTCCGCTCCGCCCCCGCCAGCCTCGCCACGACCTCGCCCCGCACGCCGTTCACCATCACAGCGCCGAGAACGTCACTTCGCCTGCGCTGGCCAGGCTCAGCGCAAAACTCGCCTCGCCCTCATGCTCCCCGGTGTATTCCAGCGCCGCCACCAGGAACGGCCCCTCCAGCACGCCGAAGTCCGGCACGATCAGACGCCACGTCTTCGCCGCCTGCTCGAAGAAGGCCTCGCGGATCAGGGCGTCCGACGCCGCGTCGCGGAATATCCCCTGCCCCGACACCGCCGCCGACTTCACGCCCGCGCCCGCCAGCAGTTCGCGCCACCGCCCGGCGCTGTCGCTGTCGGTCGCGTCCACCGTCTTGGCGTTCAGCGAGATCGTCCTCGCCCTCAGCCCCGCCACCGTGGTGAAGGCGCCGCCCGCGCCCTCGATCTTCAGCAGGATGTCCTTGCCCCGTTGCGCGCTCATCTCAGATTTCCTCCGTCACGGCTCTCAACCGCATCACCGCCCACGCCCGCTTCAGATCCGCGCTGCGGAACAGGTCCGTAAACGTCACCGCCACGCTGACCGCCTTCACCCCGTCCGCCTCCAGCGGCGCATCGGCCAGCCGCGCCCGCACCGCCGCCGCCACGGCCCGCGCCTCCTCCAGCCCCCTGAACCGACTGGCGCACGTCAAGGTCAGCCGCTGCTCCACCCCGCCGCCGTCGGCGTTCAGCGGTCGGCTCTCGCACCGCCCGAGCACCAGATGCGGAAACCCCGCCCCGGACGGCGCTTCGTCCCAGACCCGCACCGGATCGCCCAGCAGCGCCTGCAACGCCCCATCACCGCCCAGATGCGCCATCAGCGCCTTCGCCAACGCCCCTTCATGATCCTTCATCGCATCCGCTCCAGGTCCAGCCGCACCCGGCCCGCCGCCTTCGGATCGGCCTCGATCCCGACCAAGGCCCAGTCCGCTCCGCCGAAGCGCGCCACCAGCCCCTCCTCCAGCCTCGGATCGGCCCGCACCGTGGCGCTCAGCGTCTCCACCGCGCGCGTCACGCCCGCTTCCGTCCGCTCGCGCCGCCTTCGCGCGCCCAGCGCCAGCCACAGCGAACCGACCGGCTCATAGCTGACGACCTGCCCGCCATAAGGCGTCTGCGCCGCCACCGGCCGCACCAGCGACGCCACCACCTTCATCGCCCCCGCGCTCACAGCCGCACCACGCGATAGGGCGCGATCCACCCCTCGACCGGCGCCGCGCTCATCTCGCCGTCGCCGCGCTCATAGGCGCGCATCACCAGCATCATCACCGCCAGCCTCAGCGGCGCCGGCGAGGTCGAGGTCAGGCTCAACCCGACCTCCCCCTCCACCCGCGCCTTGGCGGCGTCGATCAACGTCTGGATCAGCCCGTCCTCCGCCTCATGCTCGACGCGCAGGAACAGCTTCGCCTCCGCGAGGCTCACGGGTGCGCTCATTCAAATCTCCAATATTCTGCTGCCTTCTCCCCTTGGGGGAGAAGGTGGGCGCCGCAGGCGCTCGGATGAGGGGAAGGGTTCAACAGACGACCGGCTAACCGGGTGCACGCAGCCCCCGTCCCCCTCATCCGTCTCGCTCCGCGAGCCACCTTCTCCCCCGCAGGGGAGAAGGAAGACCGCCGCCGCCCTTACGAGGCCGCGAACTTCATCAGCTTGATCGCGTCGAAGTTCTGCACCCCGCCGCCGACACGCTTGGTCGTGTAGAACAGCACATAGGGCTTGGCCGAATAGGGATCGCGCAGCACCCGCACCCCCGCGCGATCCACGATCAGATAGCCGCGCGCAAAGTCCCCGAACGCGATCGACAGACTGTTCGCCGCCACATCCGGCATCGTCTCGATCTCAGTCACCGGATAGCCCAGCAGACTGGCCGTCTCGCCCGGCCGCGTCGCCGGCGACCAGATGTAGTTCCCGTCCGCGTCCTTGAACTTCCTCACCGCCGAGACCGTGCGCCGGTTCATCACAAAGCGCCCGTTCGGCCGATACTGGGCCTTGGGCGCATAGATCAGGTCGATCAGCTTGTCGACCGGGCTGGCGCTGGCGAAGGCGCCCGCCGCGCCCGAGGCCACCGTGCCGATCTGGCCCCAGGTCTGCGTGCCCTCGGCCGCATTGGCGTAGGCCAGGAAGCCCTTGGGCTTATTCACCCCGTCGCCGCTGACGAAGGCCGCCGTCTCCTGCGCCGCGAAGGCGTCCTCAACCTCGGCCGCCAGCCATTCGTCCAGGTCGATCAGGGCGTCGTCCAGCAGGCTCTGCGTCGCCGCCGGACAGGCGTAGAGATCGGCCGACGAGAACTCCAGCAACGCCAGCGTCGCCGGGTCCGTCTCGGGACGGGCCGCCGTCTCGGCCACCCAACCCGCCTGCACGCCCGCCGTCGACACCGGCTTTCGGAACACGCCCGAGCCGACCGTGCGCACCGTGGCGATCTCGCGCATCGGCGACCCCGCCATCAGGCGCCGCTCGATGGCGCGCTCCGTCTCCGGCGGCACGACATAGCCCGCCGAGTTCGACGCCGACGACAGCCCCGCCTTCAACTCAAGGCCATGCGCCTGGCCCGACTTCATATAGCCGTCCCACGCCGCCTTGGCCTCCGGCGCCGCGACCACGGCGGGCGGCTCGGCGCCCAACATCGGACGGCGGCTCTCGCTCAGCGCACGGTCCATGCGCGCCTGCGCCTGAGCCACCGCCTGATCGATGCGCGCCACCTTCTCCTCCAGCAGCGCATCGGCCGAAGCCTTCTTCTCGATCTCGTCCAGACGGGCGTCATTGGCCCCTTTGAAAGCCTCGAACGCGGCCATCATCTCATGCATGGCGGCGCGCGCCTCGGGCGTGCCCGAGACGGTCTTGATCTCTTTCATGGTCTCTCCAGAAAAATGCGCGACCGTCCTGCGGCGCGCCGTCAACCGGGCTAGGCCCGGAACCCGTGCGATCCTTCGTGCATCCGGGGAACCGTGCTACGCCGTCCTCGGATCAAGGAATGGATCAATGTTCAAGATCGCCGTCGCCGCCCTGTCGGCGGTTGGGCTCATGTCATGCACGGCGCATGACGCTTCGGCTCAACGCCCCTCCGCCGCCTCGTCGTCAGAGACGCCGCGCCTCTCGCCGGGCCAGGGACGCCTTTCGGCCTACACCTCGATCAATCTGCGGATGTTCGAGACCCTGGGCGCCTGCGAGCATCTCAATCGCGACAGCGCCGGCGATCAGGCTTTCGCGGCCCACCTCCATCGCCACGCCCCGACCGCCGATCAGGCCGAACGCCGCGCCCTCCGCGAAGCCTATGACAGAGGCCGCAGCCCCGCCGTCGCCTCGCGCCAGACGCCCGAAACCTGCGCCATCGCCCTGCGCGGCTACCGCCAGGAAACGCCCGGCCTGCACGGCCGCCGCGACGACCGTCCCCTCGCCTCGCCCAAGCTCTGAACCATGCGGATCGTCTTCCTCTACGGCCCCGTCGGCGCGGGCAAGCTGACCGTCGGCCGTGAACTGGCGCGCCTGACCGGCCTGCCGCTGTTCCACAACCACTTCGTCGTCGACGCCGTCGGCGCCGTGTTCGACTTCGGCTCCGAGCCCTTCATCCGCCTGCGCGAAGCCTTCTGGCTCCAGACCTTCGCCGAGGCGGCCCGCGCCGGGCGCTCGCTCATCTTCACCTTCGCGCCCGAGGCCACGGTGGACCCCGGCTTCCCCGTACGCGTTCAGGCGGCGATCGAACCGTTCGGCGGCGTCGTAACCTTCATCGCCCTGGCCGTCTCGCCCGAGGAACAGGAACGCCGGATCGTTCAGCCCAGCCGCGCCGCCTTCGGCAAGCTTCAGTCGGTCGAGTTGCTGCGTCGTCTCCGCGCCGACTTCGACGCCAGCCTGGCCGCCATGCCGCCCGCCGACCTGATTATCGACACCGAGGCCTGCTCGCCGTCCCAGGCCGCCGAGCGCATCGCCGCCTGTCTGGCCGGCCGCTAGGTCCGCTACGACTTCCTGCGGTTCAGCTTCACCAGGCCGAACCCCACGGCGAAGCCCAACAGCAGGCCTATGGCCATGTTGTCGATCAGCGCGCCCAGGATGATGCCTCCGCACACGCCCAGAACAAAGGTTCCGCCGCTCTTCTTGTCCATCGCCCGCTCCCGCCCTGCGAAGGCCGCATCAGCCTTCGCAGGGCCGAAGTCGTCAATCTGTTTTCGCTCTGAACCGCGCGGCCGGCAGCATCGGAAACGTCACCAGCGACACCTCCCACAACTCCGCCCGGCTCAGCACCCTCAAGCGCCCGTCACGCCGCGCCTTCATCGCGCGAAAGCCGATCGACAGCCCGTCCAGCGCCCCAGCCCGCGTCAGGGCGGCCGCATAGCGGGCCTCGGCGGACCAGTCCTCGATCCGTCCCTCGACCCACAGGCCGCGCTCGTCCTCGACCATCCGGTCCCAGACGCCGACCACCGCGCGGCTCTCGTGCTGATGCAGCATCCGCACCCCGCCCGCGCCGGTCTTGGCCAGACTGTCCGCAAACACCCCGCGCGCCGTCACGTCGCCGTTCAGGTCCGCGACGCCCCATAGGGAGGCATAGCCTTGGATGGCGAGCGCCCCCTTCTCCCTCCCCTTCATGGGGAGGGTGGCTGAGCCCGCAGGGCGAAGTCGGGTGGGGCCTGCCAGACTATTCAAACGCCGAGCCTGCATCGCCGCGCCTTCCCCACCCGTCGGCTGCGCCGACACCCTCCCCATGAAGGGGAAGGAGAATTCCATCCGCCATCACTTCCCCTCCAGTCGCCGCTCGATGCGCTCGACAGCCGCGCGCGTCGCTTCGCCCTGCGCCTCCAGCCGCGCCAGCCGCTCGGCGACCAGCCTCTGCTCGCCCACGCGCTGTTCCAGCGTCGCGATCCGCGCCGCCGCCCCGCCCGCCCACACCAGGCCGCCCACCGTCTGCACCAGCAAGGCCGCGATCAGGGCGACGGGCATCTTCTTCATCGCCTCCATCACGCCTCCACCCCGGCCATCCGGCGCCGTTCCTCGTCGGTCAGGAAGCTCGCCGCATTCAGCCGCGCCCACAGCGCATCCCGCTCGACCTGCAGGGCCGGAACCGCATCCAGATCCGGTTCGATGCGGCAGTCGCTGAACCGCCCGCCCAGCCACCCCGTCATCGCCCCCGCCGCCTTCCTCACCAGCGGGATCACCGTCCCGCGCCAGAAGGCCGCGTTCGCTTCGCGATAGTTAGCGTAGGTCGCATCCCCCGGTATCCCCAGCAGCTGCGGCGGCACCCCGAACGCCAACGCGATCTCCCGCGCCGCCGCGTGTTTCCCGGCGATGAAGTCCATGTCGTGCGGCGTCAGGCTCATCGGCTTCCAGTCCAGCCCGCCTTCCAGCAGCAGCGGCCGCCCGGCGTTGCGCGCCCCGGCATGAGCCTCGCCCAGTTCCGCCTTCAGCGCCTCGAACTGATCCGCCGTCAGCCGCTCCCCGTCCTTGGCGCCATAGACCAGCGCCCCCGACGGCCGCGCCGCATTGTCCAGCAGCGCCTTGTTCCACGCTCCCGACGCATTGTGCACGTCGATGGCGAAGGCCGCCGCCTCCAGCGGCGAGAACCCGTAGTGATCATCCGTCGGATGAAACAGCTTCAGATGCATGACCGGCGACCAGCCGTCGCCATGCCGCCCGATCCGCGTCGACCGCCCGCCGACCGCATACTCATAGGCTTCCGGCCACCCCGCCCGTCCGGGGACCACCTTCACCCGGTCCGGCCTCAGCGCCCACAGCTCGTCCGGCGCCCCGTTCCCGTCAGCGTCGCCCGTCGCCTCGACATAGGCGTTGCCCGCCGTCTGCAGTGCGCCGTACAGCGCCTCCATCAACTCCCCGCCCGACTGCTCGGGATTGGGCTTGTCGATCAGCCGCGCCAGCGGATGCTCCGCGCTCCGCACGCCCCCGACCATGACCATCAGCGGCGTCGAGGCCGCCGCCTCCGCAATCATCCGCACGCAGCGATAGGCCACGGCGTTCTTGCCGAACCCTTCTTCAGCCAAGTGCGCGTAATCGCGCGGCGTCCACAGCGCTCGCCCCGCGCCCGTCAGGGCGATCAACGGCCCCGCGCGGCTATCCTTGATCTCGGGCGCCGCCATGCGCCGCCGACCGAACGGTCGTCGCCAATCCATATGGTTCTCCATGATCTCTTACCCTTCTCCCCTTGTGGGAGAAGGTGGCAGCCCTCGGGCTTGACCCGGGGGCTGACGGATGAGGGGTTGCGCTGCCGCTTGCCCTTATCCGGCGGTCGCCGTCGCAAAACCCCTCATCCGGCCCTACCGGGCCACCTTCTCCCACAAGGGGAGAAGGATCAGATCACAACGCCCGCAACCTCGGCTGCGTCTTCCCGGCCAGCAGCAGATGCGTCAGCGCCCAGACCAGCGCATCCGCCCGATCCGGGCTCTTGCCCCCCGGCGTCTCGCTCCCCAGCGCCATCATCTCTTCCTCCAGCGCCGGAAACGCGCCGCAGTGGACCACCCGCCCTTGCTCATACAAGGCCGCCACCGGCTCCGCCCGCGCCTTCTTCGACCGGCTGGCATGGACCAGCCTCACCTGCGCCGGACAGTCCGCCTGCCCCAGCAGGGTGCGCACCATCTCCCCGCCCTGATTGGCCTCCGCCAGCACCAGATCGGCCTCGAATTCCCGCGCCGTCTCGGCTGCGCGCCGCGCCCATCCGGCGGGCGACAGCCCCCGCGCCGAACGATCCGCCAGCACATAGCCCGTCCTGTCCCTGCGCCCCGCCGCCACGATCCCGCAGGCGTCGCCGTGGGCGCTGGCGGGCGGATCGACCGCCACCACCACTCGCTCGAACTTCGCCGGACGCCCGCCCCGCGCCCGCGCCAGATCCTCGGCCCGGAACAGGGCGCCGTCGGCCTCGACCACCAGCCCCTCCATCTCCTGCGCCTCCAGCCGCGTCCCGGCGTAGAGCGCCTGCAGATGCCCCAGAAACCCCGGCGCCAGATTGTCCGCATTGTTCTTGGTCGCCAGCCGCGCCTTCACCACCCCCGGCTCGGCCAGCAACCGCCGCAACGCCGGGATCGGCCGAGGCGTCGTCGTGATCGCCAGCTTGGGATCCGCCCCCAACCGCAAGCCGAACCTCAGGTTCGACAACGTCGCCTCGATATTCCTCCAGGCGCAGAACTCATCCGCCCAGGCCGCATGAAACTGCGGCCCGCGCAGGCTGTCCGGATCTTCCGCCGAAAACGCATAGGCCGCCGCGCCCGAGGGCCAGACCAGCCGGCGCCGCCCCGCCTCCCAGCGCGGCCGGTTGTCGCCCGGCGCCTGCGCCTTCAGCCCCGACGGCCCCTCGACCATCACCTCGCGCACGTCGTGCAGCGCCGGCCCCACCAGGGCGAAGGTGCGATCCTTCGCCTTGGCCAGCTCATTCATCCAGAACCCGCCCGCGAAGGTCTTGCCCGACCCGCGCCCGCCCAGCAGCACCCAGGTCCGCCAATCCGTATCAGGCGGCGGCCAGACCTGATCGTCGTTCAGCCTCGGCGTCGCCCTCAGCAA